ACCCCCAACAGTAGGATTAAAACCCTCAGGGATTGATGTTAAGCTTCTCAAGTCTAAGTAACCCCCAACAGTAGGATTAAAACCCTCAGGGATTGATGTTAAGCTTCTCAAGTACAAGTCACCCCCAACAGTAGGATTAAAACCCTCAGGGATTGATGTTAAGCTTCTCAAGTCTAAGTAACCCCCAACAGTAGGATTAAAACCCTCAGGGATTGATGTTAAGCTTCTCAAGTCTAAGTCACCCCCAACAGTAGGATTAAAACCCTCAGGGATTGATGTTAAGCTGCTCAAGTACAAGTAACTGGGAATATAAATATTGCCGTCCTTGATTTCATAATTGATTTTGTGTTTGTCCAAAAAATTCTGTACTGTTTTGCTGATTTTCATAAACTATCCTTTCTCTTTAAAAGTCTTATGACAGCGTACCTAACTAGATACGCTGGTTAAAACTTTAATCTATTGCCGTCCAACGTGTCGGGTGGTTAATCTCTATCGCCTTGCTCCCTCGAGAGGACTATAACCATTCATCGGCGTGCGTTGGTCGCAACCCTTTGTTATTCAATTTATAAACGTTCGCCCGAAGGCTTATTAGTTTTTTAAAGTTTGTTCTAATCGGTATTCAATTTCTTTAGCTATTGAACGCTTGTTTTTACTTGCTTCAGCTTTAAGAACATCAAATAATTTCTCGGATATTCTCAAAGTGTATGGTTTCGTTTTGTTGTCATTTTTTGTCATCATCTGTCATCCTTATAACATACTTTTATTATGATGTCAAGTGTCATCATTTGACATTGTTTTGTTTTTTTGTTTATAATTATTTATCGGAGGTGTTAATGGCTGAAAAACGATATACTTTACGGATGAGTGAACATATTTTTGATTTTGCTAAATCTTTAGCAGAGCGTAATAATCGCTCTATTGCAAAAGAAATTGAGTTTGCTCTTGCTCGTTATTATTTATTATTGCCTTTGATTAGTACCATTTTAGAAGATTATGATTTAAATATTAATCATAATAATTTGAATGAAACCAGAGAACTTATTAAGCATTCACTCAATGAAATAATTAAAAATTATCGTTTGTCAAAACAAAAAACTGATAAATAATTATTAAATTGTTAATGTACGTTAAATTTTGCACCTCAAGTAAGCCTAAAAAGACTTGACTTTTGGCTCTGTTTTTTGTATTGTTTTGTTAGGGAGATTATTAGGGGTTGTTTAAATCTTAAGCAACCTTTTTAATCTCGGATAAATACTGAAGTATCAAATCTCCTGCGACTTCAGTCATACTTTTACCAAGCGAAGCCGTAACAGTTTTAAACTGTTGTCTAACTTCTTTTGGTACTCGAATGTGAATAAATTCCATTTACTTTCTCCTATGTGAATTTGTTTATGTTCTATTTATAACACATAATGTTTCAAATGTCAACACATTTTTGAAACATATACAACAAAAAGTGTATAATAAGGTGTAAAAGTGCTATTTGACGAACTTTTAGATACGTTACAAAACTTAATAAAAATAAGACCGTCACGACAAAATATAGCCGATATATTAGGTGTTAGCCAAGCAGCTATCGGTAATAGAATTGCTCGTGAAAGCCATTTGAAGTTTGAAGAAATAATGAAAATTGAGCAAGCGTATGACATTGTTGGGGCTTTAACTGGTTCTTTTGCACCAGCAAACACAGGAAGTGTTACCTTAGATTATTACCCTAATGTATTTGGTTCTTGTGGGACTGGTTTAATGGTGTTTGATGAAACATCTGAAAAGATTGCAGTAACTAAAGACGTTATTACAAACTATTCAGCACATAACAAATACTCTGTTATATCTGCACGTGGTTCTTCAATGTCGCCTGTTATTAATGATGACGATAAACTAATCATTCAGCACGATATCTACGAACAAATAATTGATGACACAGTTTATTTATTCCAATACAATGGCGAACTGTTCATAAAAAGATTAGTTAAAAACGTAGATCAGATTGTTTGCATCTCTGAAAATCCACGCTTTCAAGATAGAATTATAGAACCAAACACAGGTAACTTCTCAATTGTTGGTAAAGTGGTAGGGCTGATTAGAAATAAAATTTAAAATACACTATTTGGTATAGTTATCAGCTTTTAATAATTAGCTAACTAATTCAAGCTCTGCTTCTTGTGAATAGCTCATAATAGCTTTTAGGACTAATTCTGTGATATTAACGCCGGATATTCTTAACTCATCAATTTTCTTAATGGTTTCTTCATCATAAGCTCTTACTGTTATGTCCCGATACATAAGCACCTCAAACTTGCCCCTTGATTTTTAAGTGGATTAGAGTTATAATATAAATGTTGATATAATATGAACTCCTAGTGTTCATATTATAAACAAATAGGATTAATTTTGTCAACTAAAGGTTGATAAAATATCAACCAGTTGTTGATAAAATATCAACTAAGAAGGTGAAGGATGAATATTATAGAGATTATATCACATATGCAATTGCGTGAGAAAAAAGCAATTACAAAAATGCGGCTTGCAGAGATGTTGGGTATTTCCTATTCATATTTGCAACGATTTAAAGATGATGACGAACTCCCTGAACATTATATTGAAGGATTAGAAATTAAATTAGGCTATAAATTAAAAGACGATATCCAATCCAGTTCTTATTTGTTTGATGAAAAAAGCGGATATAACTTTACTCGTGCGAATAAATTAACAATACTTAGAGGTGATAAAGAAATACATCAAGGGTGGTGGAACTCTAATCCTGATAATATCCGAGCATTAAGAGTATTTGATGATCGTATGGATAATCCAAACACACCGGAACAATTAGAAATTGGCGATATTGTTTCCGTAGATATAGGGAAAACTGATATAGCTAATGGTGGTGTTTTTCTTTACACCGCTGAATTAAATGGAATCAAGATATTGCGCATAGCACGTATTAAAGTCCAAGCTATTGAGGGGTTTGTTATTTTCTCTTGGAATAACAAAGACAAGTATGCCCCAAAATCATATACATTTGAACAATTGCAGCAAGCTAAGTTCAAAGTTATTGGACGAATTATGAACAATGAAACGCACGTTATAAAATAGATTAGCCTCGAAAGAGGCTTTTTTATTGTTACAAATATGGCATGGATCGTAACAATTCAAACAAAAATCTTGATTAGTTTGTTATTATTGTATTGAACAATAATCTCCGTTTCTGCGCACACACATTATATAAGAGAAAAAGGCGCAAGAAAGGAGGGAGAGATAATGCTTGTTAGCATTAATGAGCAAGAGCTACTGCTTATATTAGCAATAGCCCTCACATTGACCAAATAATTTGTGGGTGGAGGTACGTAAGTGCCTCCTTGCTTTTCGCACATACTTTTATTGTTCAGTAGCTAAGTTAGTTGTAAGATCGCATCAACTCTAGTCCACGTGGGTGCTTTCTTTTATTATTATATATTCCCACAGCTTTGGCAATCCGCCAAATAACTTAACCTCGTCTAATCCTTCTCTTAAATACTCTGTATCTAAAAGATACTATAAAATTTATCCTCTTGTCAAATTATTACACAAACTTTGTTACAATTGCCGAAACAAAAAGCGATATAATAAAGATACCTTCTTGATTTTATTTATATATTCTATTAAGTCTAGCCCGTAAGGGCTTTTTTATTGCCCGATTTATAAAGCTTTACACTTGAATAATGTACAAATGCGATAGGAGTACATTATGGCAAGACCAAGCGCTTACAAAGAAGAATACATCGAACAAGCTTACAAGTTAGCTTTATTAGGTTTAAAAGATACCGAAATAGCTAAGTTTTTTTGTGTTAGCGAGAAAACTTTAAACACTTGGAAAGAAAAACACCCCGAATTTCTTCAGTCCTTAAAAAAAGGAAAGCTTGATGCTGATGGTGAAGTCGTAAAAAGCTTATATAATCGAGCAATTGGAGCTGTTATTACGGTGCAACAAGCAATTAAAATTAAAAATGTTAGTTATAAGGATGGTAAAAGGCTTAAAGAAATAGAAGATGTAAAAGTGGTTGAACTTAAGCAAGAAATACCGCCAGATACTACAGCTTGTATTTATTGGCTAAAAAATAGACAACCTGAAAAATGGAGAGATAAAGTTGAACACGCTATAGAAGATAACACAGCTTCTACACGAGAAACATTCTTAAAACACCTTAAAGAACTTGGTAAGGGGTTAAAGGATGCCGATTGATTTTACTAAGTCTAAATACTCTGCTAAGGCTAGAAAGTTTTTATCTAAAGACCCGTTAGAATATCCGCTCTTAACACTTATGTGCGGTTCTGTGCGTTCAGGTAAAACAATTAACGTTATTTATAAAATCCCGCAATATTTTTCTGCAATTGGGAACGAATATTTAAAAGTGTTTAGTGGTTTTTCAAAAAACACGGTACGCAATAACGTGCTTGTTGAATTAATCCCGTATTTAGAAAATTTTCACGGTGCAAAGGTAAAATATAACAGCTCATCAGGTGAAATGGATATTAACTTGTGGGGTAAAAACTATTCTTGTTTAGTCGTTGGTGGTGGGAAAGCTGATAGTTTTGCATCTATTCAAGGTGGTACGTGGGATTTTTGGTATGCAAACGAATTGCCACAACATCATTATAGCTTTTATAATATGGCTTTATCACGTTTAACGCCGGAACAGGCTAGAGGTGTAGCAGACGCAAACCCTGAAAGTACAAACCATTGGCTTTATCAAGAAAAAATAAAAAAATGGCTTGAGGGTGATGAAAATGTAAAATCTGTTTTTGATTATTGGCATTTTACTATGGATGATAATGCAAATTTGTCACAAACGTTTATTGAAAACCAAAAAAAGCTTTATTCAGGTGCGTTTTATGAACGTAAAATTTTAGGACAATGGGTAATCGCAGAAGGGCTTGTATATGACACATTTGATTTAAACAAGCACACTTGCACACGTGATGAAGTATTAGAAATGATTAAGCAAGGCAAGTTTTGCGACTTCTTTTTTGGGCTTGACTGGGGTTGGGAACACCCGACAGGTATTTGTTTGTTTGGTGTTACTTATGAGGGAGTGTATGTGCAAATTGATGAGCTTAAAAAGGTGCATTTTGATCATACAAATGCAAAAGATTGGTTAAAACAAAAACAAACCGAATATGGTAAGTTTTGGAGATTTGGGAACTGTGATAATGCAAGACCTGAACAAAACGCAAAATTAAATGAAGTATTTAGTATTTACGAAGATAAGCCCGTTTCTGTAGCTGATAGTATAGCAATAGTACGTCAATTAATAAACTTTGACAGACTGATAATTTGTAAAGAGAATTGCCCAGAAACTATTCAGGAAATTACAAATTATAGATATCCGCAAGAGTATGAAATAACAGCTAGTACGGATATAGACAAACCGGTTAAAGAATTTGACGATATGATGGACGCTATGCGATATGGGGTTTGGTTCTATGAGGTAAATTACGGAATGAGGTTTAAAAAATAGAATGTTTACAAATTTAGATTTTTTAAAAATTGGTGAGAAATGGACGCCAACAAACGCAACTTACAAAGAAAGACAAGAAAATTATATTACCGGTCGTTGTCTTTATGAAGGTGATTTTGAAACCGTTTTTAAAGAAGTATGGCAAAGTATAGCAAGCCGTTATGGTAAAAATATAGATAAGATTGAACAAGTTATGGTTAAGCTTAACTTGTTTAAGTCGCTTACAGACACTTTTAAAATATTAGCGTTTCAGAAAGAACCTGAAATATGGGTTGGTAATGAAACAAAAGACGAAAAATTAGAAGATTATTATTCACGCAGAAAAACGCTTGATTTATTAAAGAAAGCGTTTGTTTCTTGTCACGCACAAGGTGAAGTAGTATTAAAAGTTTATATTAATTCTGAAAATAAACCTGATATTTCGGTTATAAGCCCTGAAAATTGGATACCGATTTATAATCCTGAAAATTTAGACGAGATTACTGCACACGTTGTCGCAAATACTTATAAAGTTAATAACGAAACTACCATTATGGGGGTTACTGTTAATAATGAAACTACGTATTTGAATGTAGAAATACATTATAAAGGCAGTTATGAAAAGCGTTTGTATGAATTAGACAAACATAATGTTATTAAAAAGCTAGAAAAAACAGAAGTCGTAAAAACAAATTATGACGGTTTTACGGTGTTTCCATTTAACTATGGAACACCTGTTTGGCGTGATTACGGTAAAAGTGCTTATGCTGAAATTATTCCAATTGTTGATGAATTAGTAACAAGAATTTCAAATAACTCCAAAATTCTTGATGATCACGCAGACCCACAATTAATTGTTCCTCGTGAAGCGTTAGAATTTAACCAAGATACAGGCGAATGGGTTTATAAACGTCATATGGCTGCTGTTGGGTTTGGTAAAAATGGCGAAATTCCACAATATTTGACTTGGGATGGTAATTTAGCAAGCTCCGAAAACCAAATTAATAAAATTATGGATTTATTCTATTTGATTTCCGGCACAAATCCACAATTATTTGGGCAAGATATAGCAGGCAATTTATCAGGTGAAGCATTGGCTAAAATCCTTATTATTCCAATTGCCAAAACAAGAGAAATGCTTTTAAGCTTAGAAGATGCGTTTGAAAATGCGTTTAATTGCTTACTAAAGGCTCAAGGCGTTGACAAAACAGTAGAAATTGAATTTGAAGTAGGTCAATTTAATAGCCAATCTGATATTACCGCTCGTGTGGTTCAAGAGAAAAATGCTGGCATTACATCTCTTGCTCGTGCAGTTCAAGAAATCAATCCAAGATACACAGAAGAAGAAGTTATGGACGAGGTTAATTTGATTAATAAAGACCGCCAAAGCGAATCAATGACAGATTTAAATAGTTTATTTCCAAATGATAGCGTAGAAGATGAACAGGAATGAATATCTTGAAAACATTGAAATAAAAAACCGCCGTTTGCTTTTAAAAATTTATAAAAAGCACATTAAAAAGCTGAAAAAAAAGATTATTGAAGCTACTGAAAAAGGAAACGACACTACTTATTTGAAAAAGTTGCAAAATCAAGTTAATGAAGAAATAATACAGTTTGAAAAAGAACTTGGTATATATTCTAATACGGCAACTAAAACAAGTTATACTTCTGGCGCAAAAACAGCCGTTGTTGGTGCTGCTGCTAAAGAAATAGCCGGAGATTACGTTTTTGGCTCTACTAACCGCCAAGCTATGCAAGTATTGGCAAAAACAACTTATCAACCGTTATCAAAAATGGCGCAACACATAGGGCGTTCAACACGTGATTATATGAAACGTGAAAATTTTGAAAACACTCAAACAGTATTAAAAGCTTTAGACAAGTTTGTGGATAGTGATTTTTTGCGTAAAACAGGTATTGAGGGAATTGGGGATGTAGTTGTTGGTTCTTCTTCTTGGCAAAAAGCCGCAAGAGAAATAAGAGATAAAATTATACAAAACGGTGCCATAAAAGTGCCTTATTACAATAAAAAAGGTGATGTTATCCGCTTTGTAGATGCCCAAGACTATGCCAAAATGGTTTCTCGTACTACAACAGCTAATGTATTTAGAGAGGGTGCAAAAGATAGAATTTTAGACACATTTGAAGATGATGGGGATTTGGTAGAAATTATAGGGGTTTCGCAGTTTGCTGATTCGCCTTGTGTGCCATATCAAGGCAAGATTTTAAGCCTTTTGGGTAAAACTAAAGGCTATACAACTATTGAAGAAGCTAAAGCAAACGGTTTATTCCACCCTAACTGTATTCATAACTTTGCTGTTACGCAAAAAGTTATTGATATTTATAAAGGTGAAAAAGAAGAAAAGCCAAAAGAACAAACAAATAAAGAGAAAAATAAAGAAGATTTAGAGCCAAAACTAGCTAAAAGTGAGCTTCTTAAGACTCTTGAAAGCAGTAATATTGAAAAAATACCAGTTAAGCGATTAAATAAACAATTAAAAACAGAAGAAATTATTGAGCGTGTAGGTGGTGGCGATATGACAAAGGGTTCTTGTTCTTCTTTGGCGTTTGCATATGCTGGTAACAAGGCAAATATGGATGTTTTAGACTTTAGAGATGGTAAATCTCGTGAGTTTTTCAGCATAACGAAAAATATTTTAAGTGTTGCTAAATTAGATGGGGTTGAAAGTTATATTGAAAAGAGTTATAATGATTATGTAGCTATTAATACCCTTTTAAGAAAGGTTGTTGATAACAAAGAATACTACCTTGCAACTGGCCGCCACGCAGCTGTTATAAGGAAAGTTGATACAGGATTTGAGTATTTGGAATTGCAAACATCCAATAATAATGGCTATAAAAAACTTACAAATGATGTATTGAAAAGAAGATTCTCTTGCCGAAAATCTTATACACGACACGGATCAAAATTTCAAATGTCGAGTGTAATAATAGATATCGAAACTCTTGCTCAAAATACAGAATTTAAAGAAATATTAGAATATATAAATACAGATGTTAATAAACAAAAGAAAGGAATAAAAGGCTTTGCTAAGTGATTTTTATAAAAATAACAAAAATGATGTTATTTGGTGGGCAGCCGATTTAGAATCAATTGGTGAACATCTGTTTAGTTTCGATAAGAAAAAAATATATAATTTATTTAGCGATTATCCACATAATTTAACAAAAGAAGAAATTGAAATTTTTGACAAAGAAAATCCTTATTGGTGCGATTTTTTTGCAGATAGAAAATAAATTTTCGTTATAGAACATTTAAGCCTTGCGTTAGCAGGGCTTTTTTGTTGCTTAATTTGCCCGTTTTGCAATCTGTCATAATCAACTCTGTACATAATAAAAGGAGCGTGAAGCTATGGCAGACAAAGAAAACGGTTCTCAAGGCGTGAGCGTTGAAGAACACCAAAAATTACAGGCAGATTTTCAAGCATTATCTGAAAGTTTTAAAACTCAAGGCGAGAAGTTGACAAAGTTAGAAGGGATTTTTAACGAAAGACAAACAAAAGTTCTTGACAAAGAGGGCATTTTAAAGATTTTAGGTATTGAAAAAGCACCTGAAAAACCAATTGGAGAGGTTTTAAACGAGAAGTTTAACACCCTTTCTGAAACAATTCAAAAACTTGAAGCAGACATCAAAACAAAAGATGCGAAATTAGCATTAAATGAGAAAAAAGCTCAAGTAACTGAACTTGCCAAAAAGTACAATTTCATTGATGTTGGCGATGTTTTAGGCGTGATTGACTATGATAACGCTAATTTTGATGAGCAATTAAAAGCCCTTGCAGAAAGTAAAAAGCACTGGGTACAGGCTGCCGATTACGGTAAATCTTTTGCTGGGGCAAAGCAAAAAGGAAACGACAAAGACGATCCCTTTTTGCAAGGTTTTGACAGTTAAAAATAAGGAGATTTTAAAATGGCTATTAATTATGCTGAAAAGTATTCTGCAAAAGTAGATGAAAGATTTAAATTAGCGTCATTGGTTGGCGCAGTAGTAAACAGAGATTACGATTTTACAGGCGTTAAAACAGTTAAAGTTTATTCAATTGACACAGCTGCTATGAAAGACTACACAAGAAGTGGTAATTCACGTTATGGCACTCCAGCAGATTTACAAGACACAGTCCAAGAATTGACAATTACTCAAGACAGAGCATTTACTTATGTAGTTGACAAAGGCGACGAATCAGAGCAAGCTGGTGCTAAAAATGCTGGCGTTGCTTTAAGACGTCAACTTGATGAAGTTGTTATCCCTGAATATGACAAATATGTTATTTCTAAAATTGTTGCTGGTGCTGGTACAACTGAAACAGCTGCAATCACAGAAGCTAACGCATACGATGCATTCTTAGACGGTATTGTAGCTTTAGACGAAGCAAAAGTTCCTACTGTTGGACGTGTAGTTTTGGCAACACCTGCTTATTGCAAAAGCATCAAATTAGACCCAGCATTTGTTAAAAATTCTGACTTAGGTCAAAAAATTACTCTTACTGGTCAATTTGGCGAAATCGATGGCGTGCCAGTTATTAAAGTTCCATCATCTTACTTCCCAGCTAACGTTCAATTTGTAATTACTCACCCAGTTGCTACAACTGCACCTGTTAAATTGAATGAATACAAAATCCACCAAGACCCACCGGGAATTTCTGGCGACTTGGCAGAAGGCAGAACATTATATGATGCATTTGTATTGAACAATAAAAAGGCAGCTATTTACGTTCACAAAGCAGCATAGGAAAGGAGCTTTATGAGAACATTTGCGAAAAATGAGAACATATTGCAAACAGATGACGCAATTATAGCTAGAGCGTTATTATCATCAGGTTATACAGAAGTGTTTGAAACAAAAAAAACAATTGAAGAACCTGAAAAGGTCGAAGAAATTGAAACACCTGTAAGAACTACGAGAAAACGTCAAAGGCTAGATGCAGAATAAGCGAGGGGGCTTATGCCCCCTTGTTTTAAATAAATAAAGGGTATAAAAATGCAAACACTTACAACAATTGAATATGCTGACAATTATTTTTTAAGTAAAATTGGTGCTGATGCGTGGTTAAATTCTGATATTGAAACTCATGAAAAGTTACTGATTGAAGCTTCAAGACGTATTTATGCATTGCAAGGCTTTAAATATACACCTGAATTGATTAATTTGCTTACGGTTATCCCTGAAGATTTGCAACAAGCGTGTTGTGAAGTTGCATTAAATCTTGCAGAATATTTAAGCAATGAAAATCCACACATTGTTAATAAAAGACTTGGCATAACTTCATTGTCGTTTGGTAATGATTCGGTGAGCTATGCCGAAAATAATATTAACAATGGTTTTGACGGTGCTGTATTTAATGATTATGCACAATCAATATTGAACAAATACATTATAAAGGGCTATCGTTATGTATAAACATCTTTTGTGTAATAAAGTAAATATACGTAAAATAAGCGGTTTTGACGGTTATAACGAGCCAATTATTGGCGATATTATAACAATCAATGGGAAGTTAGAATTTGGGAATAACAAAATAACTAACCGTAATGGCGAAGAAGTTGTTTCAACAGGACAATTAAGGCTTGTTGAAAGTCTTGATATTTACGATCAAATAGATGTACAAGGCGTATGGCGAAACATTATAGATATTATCCCGCAAGACGATTTTAGCGGGGATGTCTTATATTACGTAGTGTATTTTTAGAGGTTGATATGGCCAAGCATAAGGGGATTGAAATAAAAGGGTTTCAAGAAATCTATAAAAATTTAGGATTAATTGAAAGTGAAATTGTTGAATCAGCGTTTAAAGGTATTAAAAAGCTCGGTGAAGTTATACTTGGCGAAAGCCAAAAACTTGTTCCGGTAGATACTGGGACTTTAAAGGATAGTGGAACAACGCAAAGCAGTAAGAAAGACCATAGTGTAACAATTTCATACAATACACCTTATGCACGCAAGCAACACGAGGATAATACATTAAATCACCCTAGAGGTGGGCAGGCAAAATATTTAGAACGACCATTTAATGAAAAAGCAGGCGAGGCAGAAAGCTATATTGCAAACGAACTTCAGAAAAAATTAAGGAAAAAATATCAATGACATTACTAGAAGATATTAAAAAACATTTGACTAATTACGGAATAACTGCACCGATTTATTTTAATTGGGCTTCGGAGAAAAACGGCGCAAATGATTGTGTTATTCTTTGGCTTTATGATGGTACACCTAATATGGTAGCACGAAACGCCAAAGTACAAATTACAGTTAAAAATAGTAATATGTTAAAAGCCGAAAAAATGGCGGATTTAATATATTCTATACTTTATCCTATGGGTCAATATAAAAAAGCTATTGAAATAAACGGCAAATTGATGCATATCGAGCCATTGCAAGAGCCTTTTTATAACGAAAAAGACCAAAATAACAGACATTGTTATGTTTTTAATGTGAATATCAATTACGCAAGATAAGGAGATTAACAAATGGCAATTACAACAGTTACTAAAGTTTACGGGGTAGATGATTTTAAATTATTCCCAATTACACAAGACGACGCAGAAGGCTTTGAATGTGGAGCAGCAATTGACGGCGTGGGTGTAAAACAAGTTTCATTAACTTTTGAAGCAGACGAAAAAGATTTAACAGGCGATGAAATGACATTAGACACAATTGCAAAAGTTAAATCTGTTACAGTTTCAACAGAAGTTGCGAAATTAAACCTTGAAGCAATGGCTTTATTTACAGGTGGAACATTAACAACTGATACTGATGCTGCAACTTTGTCAATTGGTTCAAATGCTTCTGGTAACCAAAAGTATTTTCAAGCACAATTCCAAATTAAAACCACTGACAATGAGGGTGGAGATTTGCATTATATCGTTTACAAAGCTAAAGCAACCGCTACACCAATTAACGGTACAGAGGACGATTATGCAACATTTACTATTGATTGTAAAGGCGTATATACAACATTTGCTGGGTTTAATGGCAATGAACAAAAACTTGTTGATATTAAATTAAACAAAACAGCTAAAGCTTTGGTAGCAGTAACAGCATAAGGAGTAAATAATGCTTGCAGATATTTTTAACACACCGGCAATAGTGAGTATTAATGGCAAAGAATATAAAGCAGAGTTCGATTTTGAAAGTTACGCAGTGCTTGAAACCTTAACCGGAAAAAGTATGCATAAAATATGCTCTCTGCTATTGCAAGAAAATTTACCTTTAAATGATAGTATCGAGCTAATTTGCTGTTCGCTTTTGAAACATCAAAAACAAGAAGATATGAAAGCAATACACGAGTATTTTCACACTAATTTATATGTGATAAGAGATCTTCTAAAAGATATTGCGGGTGCTTATGTTTCTCCGTTATTGCCACCTGAAGTGTATCAGGCAACTGAAGAAATTAAGAAATCCGAAAAAAAAAAGAAAGCGAAGAAGTAAAATTTGATTGGGTTGCAACATATTCAATAGCAAGAAAAATGTTGGGGTGGAGTGATTCCGAGTTCTGGAGTTCCACCCCTCGCAAGTATAACGCAGTTTTTTGGCAATATGTTGAATTAAACAAGCCACCGGAACAAAAAGCCAAAACGGGAACAGATGCGATAAATGATATTATGAAAACAATGGGAGCATTTAAATAATGGACGCAGGGCAAGTAAATGTTAAGTTACAGTTAGATAGTAAAGATTTTGAACAAGGGGTAAAAAAAGGGAAGTCCCAGCTTGAATCGCTTCAAGAATCGTTTAATCTTGCGGGGAATTCTGCAGGTGGACTTGGCTTGGCGTTAAAAAAACTTGCAGCTCCTCTTGCTGGTGCTGGTGCATTAAAAGTTTTATATGATTTAGGACGAAATGCCGTTGATACAGCATCCAAGTTCGAAACATTGGCTGTGTCTTTTGAAGTTCTTGCAGGTGGCGCAGACGCTGGTAAAAAATTAACAGATCAGATTATAGATTTGGCATCTAAAACACCATTAACTACAGAGGCATTGTCTGATGGTGCTAGAACATTGCTTTCTTTTGGTGAAAGTGCTGAAGATGTTGTTGCAGATTTAAAGCTATTAGGTGACATTACCGGTGGCGATGCTCAAAGAATGCAATCATTAACCCTTGCTTTTGCTCAAGTCGGCTCTACGGGGCGTCTAATGGGTCAAGATTTATTGCAAATGGTTAATGCGGGCTTTAACCCTTTGTCTATAATTTCAGAAAAAACAGGCAAGTCAATGGCAACTCTAAAAGACGAAATGTCAAAAGGGTTGATTACTTTTAATGACGTAAAACAAGCAATGATTGACGCTACTTCAGCGGGTGGTCGTTTTTATGGAATGATGGACAAACAATCAGCTACATTAAGTGGCAGATTGTCAACATTAAGCGATACTTGGGCTTTAGTAGGTAAAAGTATTGGTGAAAAATTCTTACCAATGGCAAAAGCTGTTGTTGATTCAATGATTAGCCTTGGCGAAAATATTAATAAAACTATCAAATGGCTAGAAAGCGAAGATAGCACATTAAAAAGAGTTGGTGAAAGTTGGCGTAAATATTGGGCGTCAAAACGTAAGTCAAAAGAAACTTTAACCTTTACATTTGAACCATATCTTGAAAAACGTAAAGCGCAAAAAGCAGCGCAGGAAATTCAAAAAGAAACCGCTAAGGCAACAAGTGGTTTTGCTGGTTTATCACAAACACCTTCAATTACTACAGATAAGGCACAACAAAAAGCTTTAAATAATTTAAAAAGATATATTGACTCATACACATTACAAACAAAAGAGCTTGAATTAAAAGCAAATGATAGTAGTTTCGCGGGCGGTTTTATAAGTAATATAAGCACACAATATGCCAAACGCCTAGAAATTGAGCGTTGGTATCAATTAGAATTGTTTAAAATTAAGCGTGAGGGATATGAAAATGTCCAACAATATGAAGATGCTGTAAATGCTTTAACAACACTTAAAAATCAAAAAATAGTTCAGGAAAATTTAAACGTTTGGCAAGGTTATGGCAATACTCTTGCAAGTGTTATTGACAATTCATTTACTAATATTTTACAAGATAACGAGAGCTTTGGCGATGCTATGATTAATTTGATGAATAATATTGCCAAAGAATTAATTAAAATTGCTTTAAATCAAGCATTAAAAGAGATAGAAATTGAGAAGATGAAACAAGCCGCACTAGCTATTTTGCGTGGTATTGGTTCATTCTTTGGTGGTGGTGCAGGTGCTGCAGTTAGTGCAGGTGCTGCCGTAGCTGGTGGCGGTGGGATGATGTATCCTGTTGATCCTGCCATTTATCATAGTGGTGGGAATGTTCCCGGCTCAAAAGAACAGTTGGCAATTGTTAAAGGTGGCGAACGTATTTTAAACCCTGCTGAAAATGTTGCTTATACCGAAAAGCAAGAGGGTGTCACAACTTCAAGCCCTAATATCGTAATGATTAACGTTAAAGCGTGGGACGGTAAAGACGTTATTCAAACATTAAAAGCTAATTCGCAAACAATCAACCAAATTGTATCAAGTGGCATTAAAAATAACAATCAAGGTTTAAGGACTATTGTGCAGAATACATAAGTTCCATTTTTGAACGCAAGTTATATTGAAAATCCTTTCCCGCTAAGCCTTTCCAATGCCCTATTAATTTGCCTTGTGGGTTGTATAAAAAGCTATCATTACCTGCAAAATATTCAATGCTTAATAATTCACCGTTTGGAGAATATTTAAGGTGTTTATAATGAGTTTTAGTAATTGTTGCTACTAATTTATTTTTTTCTTTACCTTTTTCGTAGATATATTCTTTGTTTGGGCTATCTTTATACACAACTGTATATAATTCGTAATTTATAACTTTCATAAGTTTTGTTTTTGTTTTTGTAACTACTAAAACATCATTCAACGCATTTAAATCAAAATAATAACGAGGTTCAAAAACACCAATAACACTCAAGGCGTCAAAGTTTTTTACTCCGTCAAATGCTTCTTGTCTTGCTTGCTCTGCAGTGTATTGAACGCCACCGTGTAAAGTTACAGCTTGACAAGGTAAACAAAAACATAACAATGTAAATAAAATAATAAGTTTTCCACGCATCTTTGCAAGCACCTCCTTTACGGCTTTTAATTCTTCGTCTGAAAGCCTAAAAGTATATTGTTTTTTGTTGTTTGTACCTTTTGGACGCCCAGCACCTTCACGCTTACCGCCCCATTTTTTATCTGTCATAATTATAGTATAAAGTATAACTTGTTTTTTGTCAATACATATATCAAGAAATATTACGAGGAATAATGGCAAATTTACCGATTTTTAACATAGATTATCAAAGAGCTTATACAAGCACAATAGAGTTTCAAACGCAAATTAATGAAAAAATGAAAGGACGTGAGCAACGTTATCCACTTTGGACGTATCCAAAGCGTACATTTACGCTGAAATTCGACAAGAATTTTGCAGGACGTACAGAACTGGAACAGTTTTTTATTGATGTTATGGGGCGTGCCGGTAAATTTGAATGGACTTGGGACATAAAGCGTGGCGGTAACGGTCAAACTTATGTTTGTACTTTTGACAATGACAGTTTTAAACAAAATATTCAGGAGTTAGGCTATACAGAATGCGAATTAAAGCTTGTTACTGTTGATGATTTTGTTTATGAAGAAGTGCCAACATTAGATTTTTATCATAAAGCAGAGTGTGAAAATTCAATTGAATTTTACACAATAATTGACAAAATATTTACGTTTCAAAATAACCGTAAGGCTTGGTGGGAAACACCTAAAAAGTCTTGGACATTAACTTTTGACAAAACACCTGAAATAAGAAAACAAATTGAAAACTTTTTTATACAAAAACACGGTAAATTTAAGGATTTTGATTGGACTTGGGACAAAGCAAGAGGTGGCGACGGTAAAACATACAGAGTCCGATTTGATGACGATATTTTACAAACAGATGTTGAAGATTTAGGATATGGACATATTCAAATTAAATTGAAAGAGGTTTTTTCAAGCCCTAATCCATTAAGCGAAGTTGAGAAAGACGAAATAATCCCTAGAAAGTTGTTAAAAATAGAGCTTGATGGTGGTTCTATACTTATTCTTGATAACGAAACATTGGACACGTTAATTTATAACGGAGATACGTACATCGGCGCACCGCTATCCCACGGCGAAATAGTTAAAGATGATAATAGTGCAGTTAATAAATTATCTATTGAATTATCCAATGTAGCTTTGCAAATTTCTGGTATTGTAGGCACTCGTGGAGATGTTATTACTAATGCCCCAGCAGTATTAAGTCTTGTTTTTTTAGATGTTAATACAAAACAGATCATAAAAGGTTATTCGCAAATTATTTATGCAGGCAAATGTAATAATCTTGAATTGGATTATGAAACGGCTAAAATGGATATTGAAACCGAGCTTGGGGGCTATGAGTTGCAAGCACCGATTATGAAATATCGTACAAGTTGCCAAGTAAGACGTTTTAAAGATTGCAGATGTGGTTATACAGGCACAGAATTTACTTCTTGTGATAGAACTTGGGAAAGTTGCCAAGCACGTAATAACACGGCTAATTTTAGGGGTTTTCCTAGTATCCCTGCTGAAACTGTTATTAAAGTATAGTTGCAAAATGATAAAAATTAGTGTAGTATAAACCTGTTAAGAGGGTTTATATGTTTAAATGGTTTTTAAAATTTTTAGGTTTTTTAGAAGAAAGTAAATTACAAAAAACAAGTTCAGAGCGTGTTGAAAGTAATAATATTTCATCGGGGATTTCATTTCCTGAATATGACCCAGAAGAATATCAAAGGCAGAAAGCTATACGCAACGACAAAGCCTTAAACGGTTGTGAATTTTGGGATGGATTAAATATTGATTTTCAAGAGAATTTGGAGTTTTTAAATAATAGAAAATGCCCTTATTGTGGCTGTGATTTGCCAGAAAGAAAAGGACAATCTTATAAATGTCCTGAATGTAAAGAAAAAATATATAGATTAAAAGATTTAGTAAGTAATTTTGAGGGGTTATTTACACAGGAACAAAAAGAAATAAGAGAACAATTAAAAAAAGAATTAAATCGCAGGAAAAGATTTTGGGGAATATACCAAAATGCTAAAAGTTATATAAATTTTGAACCAATTGATTTAAAAAATGATAATATTGTTATACTTTTAGGTTTATTAAGTGAAGCTAAAAAATATATAACAAAAGCAAGTCAATTAAACGCATTAAGAATGTGTCGTTTTTACGAGGGTGAATTGTGTATGAATATTGACGGTTACGAAAAAGCTGGACTAAACGCATATTTAGCAGTTGCTTATATTGATTTGTGGGGAGGTTATAATAATTTATTTAGTGATGAAGATTTTACAAGGGAAGAATTATTAGAAGATGGATATACAGAATTTTGGGATAATGGTAGGATTTCTCCTTACATTATAGAGCAAATTAAAAAATTTAATTATGATATTAATATTTTAAAGGATTTGTTTTTATTTAACTCAAAAATGATAACAAAAACCATTAAATATAAAGCTCCAATAACTCCTGAAGATGCTTGGAAAAAATTTAAAGAATATTTATAAATAATACTGCCCGATTTATAACCTTGTAAATTAATAATGTGAAGTTTACAAGGAGGATAAATGGATTTTAACACTATGATTTTTATTACGCTTTTGGTTAGTGCGATTACAGATGCTCTAATTTTTGCGTGTTTGGTTTTTGTTCTAGGTGTACTCTTTTTCTTGCTATACAAGATATTCAAAAACAAAATTACTGTGGTTGAAAATAACAGAGAAATTCACGAACACGATAAAGAAATATTCGCACTTCAAGAAAAACTTGAAGAAATAGAAAATGGCTAGGGTTTTATGCAATTACGACAGATTCTTAAAGAATTAGGTAAAACACCAAAGGGAAAAGCTAAAATCCTTGATGTTTTAAAACGTCGTAGGAATAAACTCGGCGAATGTTTTTGGTTATTAGAATACGCTTATTATGAGCGGTTATCAGTTTGCAATATTTGCGATAAGTTGTTTTTGTCCAAAAGTGATTATCATAACAAGCTCAACAGAGCCTTAGAACGGTTAGATGTTTTGATTGATGACATAACGCATAGAGAGATGGTGGATTTAGTTTAAGGTAGTCTAGACTTTTATATAAAAAGTCTAGATTTTTTTTTGCAAAAAAGCCTTTAAAATAAAAGTATAGGGTAAAACCCTAGTGTATTACTTTTAAGTTAGCAGGTCGGTGCTTAAGGAGGCTTTTATGCAAATTAAAACAGATGACGGACATTACAAAAATGTCGCTTCACAAGCAGTGGCTGGTTCAGCTTTAGGTTTGGCAATTCCGGGAACACTAGCATTCCTTAACCAATTTGGTGGATTTGGCGGCTTTGGTGGCTTGTTTGGTGGTAACAATGCTCAAATGTATCAATGCAATGATACACGAGTAATTGGCGCACTAGAAAGCGAAATTGCTAAACTAAAATCAGAACGTTACACCGACAACGTAGGCACAGAAGTTTACGCAGAAATCAACAAAAAGTATATTGAGTTAGCTCAATTTATTGCTGCACAAGACAAAGCAAACGCAGTAGCAGAAGCTATTACAGCAGAAAGATTAAGCTGCTTGACTAATAGAGTTTCTGCTCTTGAAGCTTTAACAAAACTTGTTGTTCCTAATTCTTCAATCTGTCCGGGTTGGGGTAATGTAACTGTTACACCTGCTACTACACCAACAACATAGGAGGTTAAATGTTTTCTAAAACTGATAAGGTCGGAAGTATTGAGTATTTAGAACACAAGTTACAAGAACTGGGCAATAGCTCGGCAAATAATGCAAGTTATTGGCTGAAATTATCCGAACATTGTGCAAAATTGAGTTCCGACCAACTAAAATTTGTTCACAATTGTGATAAGGTTAAAAAAACTAAATCAAAGATGATGGATGCCTTTAACTTGTATTTATTTGAAAAATTCAAAGATGAGTTTGCAAAATTCCCAAATTTTCAGCCTCTTTGTGATGATTATGTTGAAAGTATTATAAGCGCAACTGATGATTATTCTAATAATGTGCAAAATGCTTTATTAGAAAATGAACAGTTAAAGCAACGTATAGCAGAATTGGAGCGATTAAATGACAAATCTAATACAAAGAGAACTGGACAAAGCTGAAGAATATATATTTAGAAAGCTGTTTGGTAGCCTTGAAAATCCCGTTATTAGTCCAAAATTACGTTTTTTTATGATAGCAAAACAAATTAATTTTGATGAGTTTGTAAACGAGGAAATCAAAATATTTGAAATGTTTGCAAAGGATTTTATGGATGAAAACGGGTATTTCAGAGGTAAACAAATTTCGCAGGCTCTTATTTTAAAACATCCCGTATTAACTGGTCTTGAATTGCCCGATGTTAGACCGTTGGAGCTGGTCGAAATACTGGATGAGTTAATCGGTTTTGATAATATAGGCAAAATGATCCAAGAATTTTAGGAGGCAAAATGCATTCAACTATTGAAGAAAAAATAAAAATTTTGGTTAAAGAACACCCACAAAAAGCTATTTATTTGTTTGAAGAATGGGTCGATAAAATGCCACAGCAAGCAGAAGAAGAAATCGACAATATGCTTTATGGTGCATCCATTCGGCAAATGGAAACAATGAACGAAGCCATTTCTTTTGCGGAAAAATATACAGGGCGTAATAAGATGTGGACATTTGACACATTTAAACAAGTAATGTCCGAAATGGGATTATCAACAGACGGCAAAAAATATACTCCGTTTGATATTAATTTTGTGGCTACTTTAAAATATTTAATTCATAACAAAACATTGTCAGAATTAAACGCAAAACCCCAAACATACATAAAAATGGCTATTGATGAATTAAGTTTAAATAGTGAATATGCATACAATCACTATGAAGAACTTAAAGACCATTTTAATTAAACTACCTTCACTCTAATATTTTCTAGGGCGTATAGCCCTTTTTTATTGCCCGTTTTGAATATTGCCATAATATTTTTATGATTGAAGAACTATTAAAACAGGTCGGCAGACCATATCAAATGTTTAATGAAGATGGAACGTATCAAGGGTGTTTTTATCCTGTGCAATTTTTGTATCCGGAGAAGCCAAGATACAAGTTGCGTTCTAATAATGATGATAAAAATTTTTTCTATGGGATATCAAAACTCAAAAAACATTGTATTCAAATAAAACCTGAAGAACTGCAGCAAGGTGATATTTTTGCAACCCGTTTTAGAGATGAATTGCACGTTGGAATTTATTACGAACACGGCAAAATAATTCACGTCTTTAAAGATCATACTTTGCAAATAGGCAGATTAAAAATGTTTAAAAACATTTTATGTTTTAGGGTGGTGAAATAATGGCAATATTTACAACATTGGCAACCGCAATAGCATCAACGGTTGGGATGGCAATTGCAGGGGCTGTTGGCGCAAGTGTCGCAGCGGCTACAGTCATCGCAGGTGTTGTTGGATATTTAGGCGCAGCATTAATTTATGGTGGTGTTGCTCTTGCAGCAACAAGTTTAGCACGGCGAAAATCTACAGGTATTGATACTTCCCCAACCTATGCACAAGCGACTTTGCAAACACAAACAAACCCTGATTTGCCAGTCCCATTGTTATATGGAACTGTTAAACTTGCAGGAAACCGTATTTGGCAAAATGACACATCTGAAAAGAATATAAAGCGTATTGTAGCTTTTGCAGAAGGTGAAATAACAGATTTTGCAGAAGTAAAATTGAATGATATTTTAGTTAAGGACATTGCAGGGTGTAAGGTTGAAAAATTTCTTGGAACATCTACTCAGGGCTTGCCATCTATGGCAAAACTTGATACTGTGGGTAGTTTGCGCAATATTGCGTATTTGGCGATTACTTGTAACAAGACAAATAAAATTGATATAAATTATAATTTGACAGCTATTGTAAAAGGCAGAAAGGTTCGAGTATATACCACACCCACACGCTACACGGTGCAATATAGTGAAAACCCTGCTTGGGTATTGTTTGATTTTTTAACCGCCTACAATGGGCTAGGAATTGCCTTAGATAATGAATGTAATATTAATGATGATTTAGTTTCTGAATTGTTTGATTTAGAAACATTTATTGAAAGTGCTGCATATTGTGATGAGCTTGTAACAACAAAAGGAGTAACAAGCCCACGTTTTACGTTTAATATGATATTTGACAGCCAAACAAGTGCAAGAGATTTAATAGACGAAATTTACCGTTCTTGTCGTGGTGGTTTATTTAGCAAAAACGGCAAATTGCAGTTTAAAATTGATAAACCTGAACCAGTTTCACAAATATTTACGACTGAAGATATTATAAAAGGTTCTGAAACATTTCAAGTAATCCCAAGTGAGGAACATTATGAAATCTTGCGTTGTACATATGTTTCACCTGATCACGAATGGCAAAAGGTGGAAGCATTCGCAGAAATTCCCGAATACAGAAATGGGACACCGATTGAACATAGTGTTAATTTATACAGTTGTACAAACTTTCAACAGGCTTCAAGGCTTGCTTGGTATTATGTAAATTCAAAAAGCCTTTGTCCTTATTTTGGGAGTTTTGCGACTGATTATAGGGCTTATTCATTAGAGGTGGGCGATGTAATACAGATTGATAGCCTTTTAATGGGTTTAACAAATTATTTAGTTAAAATAACAAGTGTAAATGACGATGGTAACGGTGTTTTTACAATACATTGGCGTAATTATGATGAAAGGCTTTACGCTGATACTTTAGGCAGTGAAGAACCTCGTGTATTAGTGTCAAACTTGACTGATTTAGTTGCGTTTCCTGAAGATGTTCAAAATTTTAATGTTGTACAATCTCAAAGCTATTTTAATTTTGTATGGCAATATAATTTAGATGTAAACGACACATACGAAATCCGTTATGGTGATACTTGGGAAAACGGAACGGTTATTGCTAAAGGTTTGACAAAAAATAATTTTACTTGGGCAATTCCTACTGACGGGCTTTATAAATTTTGGATAAAAGCATTTAATAACTATAATTATTCAAAAAATGCAACTTTAGATGTCATAAATATTGATTCAATACCTAATATTAATGAGATTGTTAAATATGATGTTTTAAGCGATTTACAAGGCACTTTTGAAAACACTTACGCCTACCATAATACAATAAAATTGAATGTTGATAATATTATCTGGGAAACTACCGAAAATGCGTGGGGCGTTGATGATTATTATCAAAATATGGGTTATTGGGGAGCAAATGTTGTAAATGAGGGTTCTTATACATCGCAAGTCTATGATATTGGCGGAATTTTAGAGTGTATTGTAGCTTTTGAGCAACAATATTTAACCGTTGATGAAACACAGGACGTAATAACTGAATGGCGTTATTCTGATGACGGTGAAACATGGTCTGAATGGGTTATTTGTAACATTGGTGAATATACATTTAGATATTGCCAATTTAGAGCAACTTTAAGAGCGTATAACAATTCTCAAGTAGTTTTGAACACGTTTAAAGTTTCTATTGATGTTCCAGATAAAGAAATAGAAATGGACGTTGAAATCCCTGAAAGTGGCAGTTTAGAAATTTTCTATAATTTTATTAACAGACCGTCAATTATAGGGACTGTTAATGATGATGTTGAAGCCTATGTGGTTGTCCCTGATTCATTAAAAACAAATCAAAAAGCTGTTGTTATGGCTTATAAAAACGACGGAACAACAACAAAAGCAAAAGTTAATTTAAGGTTAAAAGGGTATTAATATGGCAGAAGAATTTCAATATCAATGGACAGATAACCCAACTGTAAGCGGGGTTTCACAATGTAATACAGATGTATTGAATGATTGTTTAATGCATTTAAAATATGATAAAAAAGACGGTGGTTCCGGTCATCAGCTTTTTGACGTAGTCTACAAAGACCACGTGTTGGAATACGGCGTTGACCTTAAGGGCTTCGGTCAATTTGGTTCATACGTATACAAAGACGCTATCGCAGGTTCAAGATACGGTTATCCTGATTTTTATGCTAAGTGTTTAGAAGAACGTGAGGCAGCAGTTACTGAAGAAAAACATTATGTAAGTTCTAACGTTAGCCTTGTTGGTTCAGTAGTAGATAAAAACGGGGTTTTGAGTGGGTTTTCAACTTCTAATTATGCCACTGTGCCCGTTGCGTTGAACCCTGCCAGTGGTGACGCTTGGGAGTTTGTAATAGAGGTTACCACAGGAACAAATATTACGTCTGACCAAGGCGTATTCACACCAATTGGCTCAGGAAACGGGGCTATTAATTTATGGTGTAAAAGCGGTTTTGACTTTAAAGTATGCGACAGTGCTAGCACAGAAATAGCTTCATTGCCTATGTTAGCAAGCGCCACAGTTGCAAATACTACTTACAAACTAAAATTAACGTATTCCCCAACTGATGGCTATAAAGCTTATTACAAAACAAGCAGCGATGCAGATTTCATACTTGGTGCTTCAAATGCTGCAACAACTGTTATCAATACAAATGTTACACACCAGTTTGGTACAGCTCGCACAGTTGACAGACCATTCTATGGAACTATCAATCTTAACGAAACCTATTTTAATATTAACGGTGAACGTCACTGGTCAGGTGCTGAATTAGCCACGATTTACCGTAAATCCAATAGACACGCTTTTTATGATATTTCCGAAAAATCAAAAATTGATACGATATACAATAAAAATGGTATGGCTTGGTTCTATGGTGTTGATACAGAGAATGAGCGTATTTTCTTGCCACGAAATGATTATTTCTTCAAGAGTGGCAGTGCTGATGAAGTTGGTTCAAAAATTAAGACACAATTGCCGAATATTAGAGGTACCGGCGGCTATGATAACAATACTAACGAATCCGGTTCTTATTGGTCAGGCGCGTTGAAAATACAAAAAACTGTTAGTGACCAAGGTTCGAGTGGTGATAATGGAGTGGCGTCTCCGATATTTGAACTTGATGCTTCTTTATATGACGACACATACACAGACGGCGGAACAGTTGTTGCAGATGGTGTAAATATGATTGGCTATATTGTTGTTGGTAATACAACAACTACAACCACTAATACTGTTGAGCTGAGTTCTGAAAGCGCAAACGCACCTATAACATTTGATAGTGAAACAGGTGCGGTATCTTTATCTAAAAATGAAGAATTTACTATTGATGAAGACGGGAATTTGGCGTTGTCAGGCAATACCAAAGTTATTGACGGACAGTGGGTATCAACACTAATTACATTATCCACAGTTACTGCAACAAAAATGTATACTATAGATTTATCAAGCCATCTTCCGGATGATGGGCATATTTATGAAGTTATGCTTAATCAACAAGGGGCTTACAGTAGTGCTGATACATATGCAGGTGTACAGGTTAAGTCGGATATTTTCAATAATTTTATAGTTTTCGGTTATCCGCAAGCTAACTCAAGAAGAGTAGCGGGTCAGGTTATTTTACCGGTAGGTCTATCAAGAAGTATTGTATACCAAATATACAATAATGCGCTTGGAAGCAATACTGGGTTAGTTCTAATGGGTTACAGAAGAATAGGAACGAATGTGTAGGAGGCAATAATGATATATTACGTATTCGTAGAAGATGAACAAATAATAGGTAAAGGTCAAGCGAAATGTCTCAATGTAGAAATTCAAAACATTGAAGTTCCTGAAGATGTTTACAATAACCTTGACCACTATATTTACAAAGACGGCAAAATTGTTATTAATCCGAATTATGAAGAAGAACAAGCTGAAGCAAGACGTGAAGAGTTCAACAAAGCATTCTTTAACACTTCATTAGGTTACATCAGACGTGAAGTATCTATGCTTGATGGAACTACAAAAACATTCTTAACGGATATGTTACCGCAGCTAGTTGTTGGTTTCCCAATTCTTGCGTATGATGAGCCTGATTTTACACAAGATGTAAATATGCTTGATTACCAAAAACAAGTGGTTGTTACAGAACAATTCTTAGCAGAATGCAAAAATCAGTTAATTATTGATTTTTATGGATTTAATCCAATGGAAATGAATACGGACAGCGAAACTCCCTCTGACGAGGTAGAGGGAGAAGTAGCTGAATAACGGAGCAATCTGTCGAGGTCCCAATTCTGCGGATGATTCCACCAACGGCGAGGGCACTCCCTGCCACATTTTAAGAGGAGATTAAATGAATATTCCACCAATATAACCTATAAATCAACCGAGTTTCGGGTATAAACATCCGTTAAAAACACTTTATAAAAAAGGGCAATTGCCAATTAAAAGAGGTTTCTATGGTGAAATAAAGGGCAATTGCCAATTAAAAGAGGTTTCTATGGTGAAATTATAACCCCTAAAACCGTTAGTCTTGAACATTTAAAGCCTATCTCACAAGGTGGAAAAACAGAACTCAAAAATCTTGTCTTAGCACATAAGGATATTAATCACGCTCGAGGAGATCAGCCGTTACAGAATTTTATAAAATTAGATAAGATGGCTAAGTATTTAGAGCAGTTTAAAAACATCAAAGTAGGAGATTTTGACGGCAATAAATATATAGCAATGATACTTGAAACAGTTGGAGGTCTAATTAAATGATTAAAAGAATTTTAAAAAAAATTATAGATGAATTATTAATGATTTCTATATTTCCAGAATTATTTTATAAAATTTTGTTTAAGTCTGAAATGTTGTTAGAAACTGTAGATAATTTAAGTAAATACGCTAAATGGGTGGCTGATTTCGTGGACAAAGAGGTGTAATATGGGTAAGTTTTTAACTACATCAGCAATAACTCAACAAGTTAGTCAAAAGGGTATGTATAAACTTCTTGCTAACGAGCTTTACAAAGACGATGACGGGACTATTTATTTAGCTTGGAAAAACTTCCAAACTGATAACTTTACTTGGATTTGCTCTAATGAATGGGATACAAGATGCTCACATATCCACGATGTTGGATGCAAATATCACCAAGTAGTTGTTGTTAAACTTACAGAAGAACAATTGCGTAGATGTCGTTATTTAGTAATCAAAAATAACGAGGTTATTTGCCAAGATTTACCAGCTCAATTTTTGGAAGTTAAAAAGGTTTCTAAGTTATTTATTAATAATCTATTTTATAGAATGCTTAAAGCTGCTGATTGTCCTAAAACACCTAAGCATATTCAATTGGCTTATAGAGCCGGTGTAGCACTTAATGCCGGTTGGTTATGGTCAGGTAAAATCAAGGTCGATTTAAACCGGCTTTATGATGAAGATTGGAACAAATTACAAAAAGACCCTAAACCAAAAAAGAAAAAGGGAAAGGACAAATAATGCAGAATTTAATAAACGGGGCGATCATTGGTGGTAGTATAGTTGGCGCAGTAGCTATTTTTAAAGCTGTTGACTGGCTTATTGGCTTAAAATATATGACTAAAGACAATTGCGCTAATTGTAGGCAAAAAGTTGAAACTAAACAAAATAACGAGGATATTAAATTAACTCGTATCGAAACAAAAGTTGACCTTATCATAGGTGCATTTAATATTGTGCCAAAGGAGTAA